GTTACCTTAACCCATACAGAAGCTGTTAAGCTAACTGCTTCGTCAGGTTCTTATACTTTAACAGGTTCAGATACAACCCTTACCCATTTACAGATATTTGACTTAGAAGCTGAATCAGGTGCTTTTACAGTTCAAGGATCTGATATTAGTTTAACTCACGCAATAGGTGGGGAATATACCTTAGCGTTAGATACAGGTACTTATGCTATAACAGGTGGTACTACCAACTTAAACACAACAGCACAAGACGATACCAATACTTTAATATTAAAAGAACTTAGATACTTCCGTAGTTGGCTAATGGCTATGGGGTAAGGGGGGAGAGAAAAAGGAAATGGATCTAACTGTCTTTGCAAACACAATCATTGTAGCTTTACTAACCATTATAGTCTTTATGTTTAAAAACTTAACTTCTAAATTAGAAGAGCATATTAAGGATTATAATAACTTTAGGGCAGGGGTTGCCTCAACCTATATCACTAAGCAAGAGATATCAGAGCGTATAGATCGTTTATGTGCTAAGATGGATAGGTTGTTTGATACAATCCTAAATATGGAAAAGTAAGAGATATGATATCTTCTCAACTAATAACTATGCTTGGATCTGGAGTCTTAGGCGCTGTACTAAAATTATGGACTCAACATCAAGCTGACAAAGCTGAAAACCAGAAGCTTTTGATAGAGGGGTTACAGGCTAAACATGATATAGTCCACCAAGTGAGAGAGTTTAATACTCCACAGGCAAACTATATGAGGAAGTTCTTAGTCTTCTGTATCCTTGGTATGGCTGTGTTCATACTGGTGTATCCTCCTATCTTTGGTGAACATACTGTAATCCCAGTAGAGACCACAAAGGGGTTTAAGTTCTTGTTCTTTGATTTTACAAAGCAAGCAACTGAATGGGTACAACTGACCGGAGTTGTAAACCCACCTTGGCTAAGTGAATGTATCATGGCTATCTTTGGTTTCTATCTTGGATCAAATGGAGTGAAGAGATGAAGAAACTACCTTATAATAAGAAGGTATTTAAGAAGGGAAAGAAGTCTTTTATAGTATCTACCTTATTCTTTGATACACCACAGGTTAGGCAATATGGAGTAGATGAAAGGGCTTGTTTTAGTTTATATGAAGATGAAGATGTAACAGTTGATGGTAAGACTTACTATAGTTTAAGAAAGATATTCCTAAGCTGTTCTGATCCAACTGAGTATGTATTTGCTTCTACCTATCTATACAGTTGGGATCACTGGCTGAAGATGTTAGAAAATAAAATTGTATCTATTGAAGTAGAGAAATGGAGAGAAGAGTTACAGGTTAAGATTAGAGCTGAGGCAGTAGCTAAGTGCCTAGAAGCTTCAGAGGGTGGTAACTTCAATGCTGCTAAGTGGGTTGCAACTAAGGGTTGGGAAAATAAAAGAGGACGACCTACTAGGGCAGAAAAGGAAGGTAAACTTAACCAAGACAAGAGATTATCTAATCAAGTTAAAGAAGACATGGAAAGGTTAGGTATGGCGGTGGTTAAATAGTATATGGCTTCCCTAAAAGAAATTAGAGAAATAGCTGAGGGAGACCTTTTATCTTTCATTCGGCTAGTAGCCCCTCACAGGGTCTTAGGGGCTGTTCATGAGGAGTTAGTAAATTGGTGGTGTAGGAGTGAGGCAAGAGATTATCAACTTGTGTTGCTACCCAGAGCGCACCAGAAGTCTAGCCTTATAGCTTATAGGGTAGCTTGGGAGATAACCAAGAACCCTGCTATAACTATTTTATATGTATCAAGTACAGCAGGACTAGCAGAGAAACAGCTTAAATCTATTAAAGATATTATCACATCTACTACCTATAGGCGTTATTGGCCTGAGATGGTTGAGAAGAATGAAGGTAAGAGAGAGAAGTGGACTCATACAGAGATAGCAGTAGATCACCCCTTACGAAAAGAAGAGGGTGTCCGAGATGCTACAGTATTTACAGGTGGACTAACAACATCTCTTACAGGTTTTCATTGTGACATAGCTGTACTAGATGATGTTGTAGTTCAAGAGAACGCATATACAGCAGAAGGTAGAGATCGAGTAAAAACACAATACTCTCTTCTTGCATCCATCGAGAATCCAGAAGCTAAGGAATGGATTGTCGGCACTCGGTATCACCCGAAGGATCTCTACCAAGATATTATGGAAATGGAAGAAGAGATATATGATGAGGAAAATGATGAAATTGTTGGAACCAATTCAGTTTATGAAACATTTGAAAGGAAAGTTGAAGACAGGGGTGATGGTACTGGGGAGTTTCTTTGGCCTAGGCAGAGGCGAGCGGATGGTAAATGGTTTGGTTTCTCTCCCCCTATCCTTGCTAAGAAAAGGGGCCAGTATCTTGACAGGACACAGTACAGGGCGCAGTATTACAACGATCCTAACGATCCTGATTCTTGTACTATTTCTAGTGATGTCTTTCAATACTATGACAGAAGATTCCTCCAGCAAACCGGAGGCTACTGGTACTATAAGCAAAGTAGATTAAATGTTTATGCAGGTATTGACTTTGCTTTCAGTTTAAAGAAAGGAGCTGACTATACAGCTTTAGTAGTTATAGGTGTAGATCAAGACAATAACATATTTGTTCTTGATATAGACAGATTTAAGACCGATAAGATTCAAGCCTACTTTGATAAGATCCTCCATCTTAATATGAAATGGAACTTCAAGAAGCTCAGGGCTGAGGTAACTGTAGCTCAGAAGATGATTGTTAATGAGTTAAAGGAACGGATCAGACAGCACGGGTTAATGCTTTCTATAGATGAGCATAGACCTACTAGGAGCCAAGGTAGTAAAGAAGAGCGGATGGCAGCTATACTAGAACCTAGATATGATAACTTGCAGATGTGGCACTACAGGGGTGGTAATTGTCAAACCTTAGAAGAAGAACTTGTAATGTCTCATCCACCACATGATGATGTTAAAGATTGTTTAGCCTCTGTGATGGAGATAGCTATTAAACCAAGCTATAGGCAAAAAAGAGACAGGGAAAAGAAAATTCTAACCCATGCAAGATTTGGAGGAGTATATTAAATGGGAACCAAAGCTATAGAAGTTCAAAACCTAATCAATAAGGATAGTTTAGCAGATAATATCTCTAACCTCTATCAGTCTTGGTCTAATTCAAGGCAAGAAAAGATAGGGGAAATTAAAGAACTCCGTAACTATCTATTTGCTACTGATACAACCACCACCTCTAACAGTAGTTTGCCGTGGAAGAATAAAACTACACTTCCAAAACTTACTCAGATTAGGGATATCATTCATGCAAACTATATGAATGCTTTGTTTCCAAATGACAGGTGGTTGAAATGGGAAGGGTATAGTAGGGATGCAGTTGATAAGGATAAGAGACAGGCTATTGTTGCCTACATGGATAATAAACTCCGTGAGGGTAATTTTATTAATATAGTCTCTAATCTACTTTATGACTATATTGATTATGGTAATGTCTTTGCAGATGTAGAGTTTATAAAAGAATATAACACTTGTTCTGAAACTGGAGAGAAGACAGCAGGTTTTATTGGCCCTAAAGCAAAACGAATCTCTATCTATGACCATGTATTCAACCCTTTATCTACCTCTTATGAAGATTCACCAAAGGTTACAAGGTACATTAAAACCCTTGGTGATTTAGAAGTAGAGATAGAAAAGAACCCTGAACTAGCTAAGATCAATAAAGATATTGTAGCTAAGTTAAGAAATAACAGACAAGCTCTCAAAGCCTATTCAACCAATGATGTTGACAAAGCTTTAGGGTTTCAGGTAGATGGGTTTGGTAATCTCTCTAGCTACTATGAGTCAGGGTATGTAGAGATATTACAGTTTGAAGGTAACATCTATGATGAAGATACTGGTAGCTTCTTAGAGAACAGGGATATATACATAGTAGATAGAGCTTATGTAATCTATAACGAGCAGATTAAATCATGGAATGGTAGATCAAATAAAGTCCATGGTGGGTGGAGAAAGAGACCTGATAATCTGTATGCTATGGGGCCACTTGATAATCTTGTAGGTATGCAGTATAGGATAGATCACCTTGAGAACCTTAAAGCTGATGCTATGGATCTAGCAGTCCATCCTCCTCTTGCAGTTCATAATATAGATGAGGACTTTGAATGGGGGCCGGGATCTGTTATTTATGTAGGAGATGAAGGTAACATCACAGAGTTAGGTAAGTCCCTGCAAGGTGTAATAGCTGCTAACAATGAGATCCAGAGTCTTGAGTATAAGATGGAAGAGATGGCAGGTGCGCCTAGACAAGCAGCAGGTATCCGTACCCCTGGAGAGAAGACAGCTTTTGAGGTACAGAGCTTAGAGAATGCAGCAGGTAGAATCTTCCAACATAAAGTAAATCAGTTTGAAAGAGAGATCATTGAACCTCTTTTAAATAATATGTTAGAAGTAGCTAGGAGGAATATGGATACTAATGATATCATCAGAGTTCTTGATGATGATATAGGTGTTACATCTTTCATTGAGATTACAAAAGAAGATATTACAGCTAAGGGAAAACTTAGACCAATAGGTTCAAGGCACTTCTCTGCTAACGCACAACTGATGCAGAATATGACTCAGTTAGCTTCTACTGGTTTATTTCAGCAACCTGCTTTTGTAGCCCACTTCTCTTTTAAGAATATGGCTAGGCTAGTAGAAAACCTCTTGACAGGGATAGAGAAATATGATATAGTATCAGATAATGCTCTGGTGTATGAACAAGCTGAAACCCAGAAGATTATGCAGGAAGCATCAGAGCAAGTTCAACTTGAACAGATGGAGGAAGCTGAAATTGAGGAGTGATTGGTTCAAAGGTAATAAAGATAATAAAGTCCAGATCAAATCTGAGTATGAAGCTTCAACTTTTATCTTTGGGGTGTTAGACCAGATCCTCAAGGATAAGATTAATAAATCAAATAAAGAGATGAGAGACCCTGATATGATCCTAAGCCCAACATGGAGCGATCAGGTTCTCCATCATCTCGCCTATCAAAGAGCCTTGACAGAGGTTCAAGAACTTTTAAGGAGTAAAACATGAGTGAAGAAGTAAAAACTTCGGAGACCCCCGATGAGACTATCTTTGGAGACCAGACTAAAGATAGCCAAGTAGAACCACCTGCATCAAACCCACTACCAGACGAGGTAACAGGATTGATTGGTGAAGGCAAGAAATACTCTACAACTGAGGAAGCTCTTAAAGCTCTATATCATTCCCAGAACCATATCTCTACTATTGAGGATGAGAACAGGAAAATGAGGGAGCAGATTAAGGAACAAGAATCAAAGAGAGAGTTTCTTGATAAACTGAAAGCCAGTAGTAGTGAGGGCGAGGCTAATCCTAATCTTGACCCAAACTCTATTAACCAGATGATTAATGAGAACTTATCTCAGAGAGAACAGCAGAAAAAACTCACCGACAATATGCAATCTGTTGACAACCAGATGAAGCAAATGTATGGTAGTAAGGCGCAAGAGGTACTTGTTGCAAAAGCTACTGATCTCGGTATGACAATCGACCAGATGGCTAATGTAGCAGCTAACTCACCCTCTGCTTTCTTGAATTGGTTTGAACAGGTAAAACCAACTGAGACTCCTAATCTAACATCTAACCTGAACATGGACGGTACTACCCCTCAGAGTGGGGGGGAGGTTACACCGTTCTCTTACAAATATTTTCAAAACTTAAGAAAAGAAAATCCCTCTGAGTACATGTCTGAAAAGGTTCAGATACAGATGCACAATAAAATGCAGGAACTTGGAGAGGGTTTCTGGAGGTAATATATTATGGCTGGTATGACTACTACCCAGACTTCAACTCATCTCACCAGAGCTAATCTCTGGTCACAGCAGTTAAAAGATGTACTTGAAGATGAACTGATGGCAACTAAATATGTGGATTGGATGTCTGAGTTCCCTGACGGAACGACATTCAATGTCCCCACTATCAACCCTGCTGGTACTCCTGATGATTATACTGAGGATCAGGCAGTAACCTATAATCAGCTTGGTACTGATAACTTTACTTTTGCTATTAACAAATACAAAAGTTCAGCTCATTACTTGACTCGGAAGGCTCTTCAGGATTCCTTCTATGGTAATAAACTTCTTGCAAGTTTTGTACCTAAAGAGAGTCGGGCTATCATGGAAGTTGTAGAGGCAGATGTACTTGCTACTCCTCTTCCATCTGTAACTGGTGGTCAGACTGTTGACGATCAGAACGCAGTTAATGGCGTAGATCACCGCTTTGTAGCTGGTGGCTCTGCTGCTATCATGGCTCTGGCTGACTTTGCTTATGCTAAACTTGCTCTGAAGAAAGCCAATGTACCGATGAGTAACCTTGTTGCTATCGTTGATCCTTCAGTAGCTTACACCCTTGAGACACTTTCTAATCTTGTAAGTGTGTCAAATAACCCACAGTGGGAAGGTATCGTATCTTCTGGTATCACTACTGGTATGAGGTTTATCAAGAATGTATATGGCTTTGATGTATATGAGTCTAACTACCTTGCTACCCCTGTAGATGCTACCACTGAAACCACTGGTGGCGTTGCTACTGATATGGCAGGTTTGACTACTCCAGTTCAGAACTTGTTCTTCTCTGCTGCTTCTGGTGTAGCCCCTATCCTCGGTGCTTGGCGACAGATGCCTACCGTTGATAGCGAGTTCAATAAAGACTATCAGCGTGAAGAGTATATCACTACCTGTCGTTACGGTGTTAAACTGTATCGGCCTGAGAACATGGTATGTGTACTCTCTGAAGGTGCTGTATAGTAAATCTTAACTAACTTAGGGGAGGGGTAAAACCTTCCCTTAAGTTATCTTTTATTAGGAGTGTAACAAAATGCCTGAACATAAAAACCTATCAGATTCAGCAGATCACTGTCATACCCCTCAGGGCTTTTCTTCTGCTTCTAATGACACAGTGTTAAGTAAGGACGGATCTGGTACTTTAGAATGGATCTCAACACCTACAGTAGCAGAGAAAGCAAGGTGCTGTATGTACTCAGCAGATGTTTCCACAGCTACTACAGGGTTAGATGATACTTTCCAGTTAATAAATGAAGCTACCTTAGGACCTAATACTCTTGCTTGGGTTGAGAAATTAGCCCTCCCTGTTTCTGAAATATCAACCTCACCTACTGATGGTTATATCAGGATAGATAAAACTGGTAACTTTCTCTTGACTGCAACTATCAATACTCATGCAGACGGTGGAGTTGATAATAACTATAGATTTACAGTAGGCAGGTATCTCCCTTCTACAGATACAACTGTAGCTATGAATAATGTAGTCCTAGCTTACCATCAATCTACTGATACAAGGGTAAACAGTCAAACTCTTAATTGTGTTACTAATACTACTGAAATAGGAGAACGATACTATCTCATGGTGGATCGGACTAGTGGAAGTGGCGAGATAGTTTTTGACCATATAAACTTTACTATGACAGAGGTATCTTAATATGAGTAAGGCAACCCTAACAGATATAACAACATCTCACGCTTCAGTCAATAGCTTGAATGATAACTTCCAAGCTATTGAAGAGGGGTTTGATAATACTATTAGTCGAGATGGTTCTGCTCCAAATGAGATGAAAGCTAATATTGATATGAATAATAACGAGATTATTAATATAGCAGCCCCAACATCTGATAGTTCAGCAGCCAGATGGGGTGATATAAGAGAAGTCACCAGTGTTGATATATCTCCGTCTATTTTAACTGGGGATGCCGGAAAAGTTCTTACTGTTAACCAAGGAGAAGATGGAGCAGTATGGGTGGAAAGTGAAGAGATACCTTTTTTATCTGAAATAGATAAAGGTAGGATATTAAAAGTAAACAATAGCGGAACAGTTGTTAGTTGGGAAGATAAAGATATTATCAATGTCAAAGACTTAGGTGCTATAGGTGATGGAGTAGCAGATGATACTTCTATTATTCAATCTGCTATCCTCACTCAAAAGAATAAAGGTGGGGGTAAGGTTTATATACCTAGTGGGGTATATAAAATTACCACACCTCTCATGTTACACAATGCAAGTGGTGTTTCTATTATAGGTGATGGTGGAGGTTGGGGTAAGTTTACAAATAAAACAACCTTTACAGCTCCTACGATGTTAAAAGCAGAAGCAAGTATAGGTGGTATTTTTTCTATCAAAACACATCAAGACTCTGATTATATTTCAAACTCAATAGAAATAGAAGGTATAGGTCTAAACTGTAATGATTTAGCAACAAATGGTATATGGATCCAATCTATATCTGGTTCTCAATTTACTGATATAACTATTATAGATTCTATTTCACATGGTATCCATTTATCTTGTCTTGATGATGAGCTTACCTATGATGCTGCTGATAATCAGGGTAATTATTTTCACAACATCACTATTGTAACAGAGCAAGGGAACTGTATCTTATTAGGTGGGAATAATGGAAATAGTTCCACAAGGGGGGCTAATACCAGCTTAAATCATTTTGAAAATATACATCTAAATATTAGAGATAATGATGGGTTTGTATTTGGTTATTCTGATGGTAATACCTTAACTTCCCTGTTTACATTTAGACCTAGTGGAAATATAGGGAAAGGGTTAGTATTCTTAGGTGATGATACTTCAAACGGTCTTCATACAAGACATAATATCTGTTATAATATACAAACAGCACAAGCTGGAGTTTTAGCACAAGCTGGCACGAGTAGTAGCTCATCAAATAATTGTATCATAGGGTTTAACTTAGGAAATACAGGAATAAATAACCCACCTGAGATAGAGGATGGGGCAGAATTATCTTATATATCTCCTGATCTAATTAAGTATCTAGCAGGAAAGCATGTTTGTGTAGATGGGGTTAATGATACAGCTTTACATGCTAACGCACAAACTCAGATAAATAATATGGGAACGGAGAGTATTAGAGTTTTTAACGGTAGTAGTAATCACATGAGAATACTTACTGATACAGCAGAGTGGACTATCAGGATAGATAGTTCTTCTGGAGATTTAGATATTATAAGAACATCTGGCTCTGGCAAGTTAAGTATCCCAGGAACTGGTCAGTTAGAGATTGGTTATAAACCTGTAACTTATGGATCTGTAGATTCTGGTGGGGCAGGTTATAAAGTATTAAGAGTACCAAATTAAGAGGTTAATATGAAACTAACACTACTAGACATGATCCAAAACATCTTATCTGATATGGATTCAGATAGTGTGAACAATATAGGGGATACACCAGAATCGTTACAGGTAGCTTCTATTATTAAAGATACTTATTATCATATCATTAATAATAGAATCTTTCCAACTGAAATGGAAGTAACTACTCTTAATTTTTCAGGTAGTACAGTTAACCCTACTAAGTTCACCTTACCTGAATCAATCCAACAGGTTAAATGGATTAAGTATAATAACAAGGTTGAGGGATCTAATAAGTTAAAGTACACAGATATTACCTATCTGGAACCGTCTGAGTTTCTTAGCTATGTACTGGACAGGGACTCTACAAATTCTAATACCTTAATAGTTGAAGATGGGGATATAACCTTACTGATTAAGAACAACATTAACCCTACCTATTGGACTTCTTTTGATGATGAACATATCTTCTTTGATTCTTTCAATGTAGCTATAGGTGCTACCATGACCCAGAGTAACCTTATGTGTTATGTGGAGAAAGAACCAAGTTGGCAAACAATAGATACCTTCATACCTGACCTACCATCAAAAGCTTTCTCTTATCTATTATCAGAAGCTAAGTCAGCTTGTTTCATTAAGATCAAACAAGTAGCTAGTCAGAAAGATGAGCAGGTATCTAGGTTACAGAGGAATTATCTATATGGTGAGAAATATAGAACTGGTGGTGGTGTAGTTTACCCAAACTATGGGAGGAAGTAAGCAAGTATGCCAAAGAAAAGAACTACATATAAAAAGACCGTAACAGTTATCCCAGTCCCCCAAACATCTTTAGTAAAGCTAAAGTTCAAAGGTGGTGGGGAGTTACCTAATAGGTTAAAAGGTAGCTTTACAACTAAGGAACTAGCCCTCAAAGCTTTTGAGAGGTACAAACTTAACAAAGGTATTAAATAGCTATGGGTAGAAAAGCTGGTACTAAAGAGTATAAAACTTTTGTTCAAGGTTTAATCACTGAGGCTAATGCCCTTACCTTTCCTGAGAACGCTAGTATTAATGAGGAGAACTTTGTTCTTAATCATGATGGTAGTAGAGAAAGACGGTTAGGGTTTGATGTAGAAACTAATAGCGATTGGCAATCTACTGGCTTCTCTTATACCAGCGAAGAAAGAAAAACTATATCTACTTTCGTATGGGCAAATGTAGCTAATAACGCAAATAAAAGCTTTTTAGTAGTACAGTATGGAACTAAGATATTCTTTTATGATATATCAGAGGACTCAACTAATATCTCTTCATCTTATGTAGCTTCCCTTACCTTAACAGAAAGGGTAGGAAGTACAGGTGGAGAAGAGTATGTAAGTTTTGCATCTGGTAACGGTATCCTTATTGTGACAGGTAGTGATCTTAAACCACAGTATGTATCATATGAGTCACCTAATGTTTTTAATAAAACAGAAATAAATATTAAGATAAGAGATTTCTGGGGTGTTGAGAACCTTAATCCTGCTCCTGGCTATGAAACACCTAATATAGATACAAGACCTATAAGGTTAAACAAGTATCATAAATATAACCTTTTTAACCAAGGATGGGTGCTGAGTAAGATGATGAAATTCATATCTCATCACCCATCTGTGGGTTATCAGGCAGCATTTTCAAACCTCACAGGAGACTACAACCCAAAGATAGGAGTTTATCCCTCAAATGCTGACATCCAACATCATGGTAACTATACAAATGTAAGCTCTGGAAAAACTTCTTGGACTTCTTCAGAAGTTAAAGCCATGAACCTCGGTACTACTCCAGCTCCTAAAGGTAAATATATCATAGATGCTTTTGAAAGGAGCAGTTCAAGAGAGTCAGAATCTGGTCTATCAGGTCTCACTTTGGATAAAGAAAAAGGAAGACCTTCAGTAGCCTGCTACCACTCTAGTAGGGTGTTCTACTCTGGTATCATCTCAGAACTAGAAGGGACTGAACCTAGAACCCCTAACTATAGTGGTATTATCTTCTTCAGTCCTACACTAACTAATATAACTAAGATAGGTAACTGTCACCAAGAAGCTGACCCTACATCACAGGATATATCAGACTTAGTAGCTACTGATGGTGGTACGCTACTCCTACCTGAAGCTAATAAAATACTCCAACTGATATCTACTGGTTCTTCTATCTTTGTAATAGCAGATAACGGAATATGGGAGATCAGGTCTGGTGAATCAGGATTTGCACCTGATGATTACCTTATATCTAAAGTATCAAATATAGGGGCTATAGGTAGGGACTCTATTATCTCAACTGAGATGGGGATCATGTATTGGTCTGATACTGGTATCTACATGATAACCCAACATGAGGTAACAGCAGAATACCATAGCTCTAATATATCTGAACAGAGTATTCAAACCTTCTTTGATTCAATACCTAATCAGAACAAGAAAAATGTAAAAGCTTTTTATGACCCCTCTGATAAGGTTGTAAGGTGGTTGTATAACTCTGACATATCATCAGATGGTATTAATTATAAGAACAGGTATAACGCAGAGCTTATATTAGATATTAGATTAAAAGCTTTTTATAAAAACAAGATAGAAGAAAGTGAACCATATATAGCCTCTATTTTTAACACTACACCTTTTAATACCTACACTGCACAAGCAACAGTAACAGACAACGGAGTTACTGTTGTTGACGGAGACTCTGAAGTAACTGATACTGTTACAGGTTTTAGGGGCAACACAGTACATAATAAATACCTGATATTTAAGAAGGTATTTAATAATAACACATACTCTACTGGTAATATACTAAGTGAGATAGGTGATATACTATCTTCTGAGTATTTAGTACATACAGAGACATCTCTTGGTAATGTCTTATCTGAATCAGGTAACACCTTAACAACAGAGCTAGGGGATAACCTTACTTGGACTGAGATAATAACAACTGAACATGAAGACCATATCAACAAAGAGGTTGTAATAGGTTATCAATGGTACTTATCTTTTGGGGAATACAACAACCTAGACTATTTAGATTGGGATACTGAGAATTACAACTCTTATCTAATAACAGGCCATGACTTGTTTGAGAAGGTAACATCTACTAAACAGGTATCTTATATGTCTATGTTCTTTAATTATTTAGATAATTCAAGTTGTAAAGTAAGACCAAGGTGGAACTTCTCAGACCATGAGGACTCAGGTAAATGGGGTGAAGAGTTTGAAGGGTATAAGCTTAAAGGTTTAGTTTTAGAAGACCCTGAGTATAACTATGGCTATTCAGTGGTGACAACTAAGAATAAACTAAGAGGGTCAGGGAAAGCTCTTAGTTTACATATCTCTTCAAGTGAAGGTAAACCTATGCACCTACTCGGTTGGTCTCTTGATATCCAAGGAACTACTATATGAGTATAACTTATCAAGTTGAGAAACTAGTTAAGATATTACCAGAAGTAACTGAGCTTATAAAAGAACACTGGAAAGAGATAGCGCATGACCAAGATAAAATTAAACTTAATCCTAACTGGGGAAAGTATATAGAACTTGAACAACAAAACATTATTCATATCATAACAGTAAGAGAAAAGAGAAAGATTATAGGGTATAATTGTTTTATTGTGATGCCCCATCTTCACCATAGGGATCATATCTTTGCAGTTAATGATGTACTTTTCCTAAAGAAAGAATATAGGAAAGGGATGGTAGGTATTAAACTAATAAAAAGATCAGAACAATACTTATCCTTACTTAATGTAAGTAAGATATACATAACAAGTAAGGTAAACACTACACTAGGTAAACTTCTCCCTAGATTAGGGTATGAAAAAGAAGAAGAGAACTATAGTAAATATATAGGAGATTAAGATGGCAGGTGCAGCATTAGCGATAGGGACAATTCTAGGAGCTTCGGGTACAGCAGCTACTGCTCTTGGAGCAACAATGATAATTTCTGGTGGTTTAGCAGTGGGTTCTATGGCTATGCAGCATAAAGCTACAAGTAAAGCAGCTAAAGCCCAGAAGAAACAACTACAGGCTAGTAACAGAATATCTAAGATCAAAGAGCGTAAGGCTAAAGTAAAACAAGTTAGACAAGAAAGAATCTCTAGGGCTTTAGGGTTTCAGAGGGCTGCAAGAGCTGGTGGTGGTACTCCGGGTCTTGTAGGTGCTTCAGGGTTCCAAGGTGCTATGGGTTCCTTAGCCTCTCAGACAGCTTCTAATATTGGTATGATGGGTCAGATATCAAGAGAGCAAGATACAATGGTTGGACACCAGATGGATATGTATGAACACCAAAAAGATGCTTCTATGTGGGGAGCAGTAGGTCAACTGTCTGGTTCTATCTTTCAAAACTTAGGTGGTTTTGGTACGGTGGCTAAAGGCATGAAAACTCCTAAACCAAAACCAAGTGTCCCATGGGGGGGTAACTCCCTTGGTACAGGTACTTTTGGGTTTAAACCAATCACCCCATAAATAGGGTAGGGTTAGATTAAAGGTGGATAATATATGAACTACTATGAAGAAACAGAGGCATACCCAGATGAGATGTTATCTTTTGAAGAGAGCAGGGAAAGAGAAGTTCCTGACCAGATAGCTACTGATAGGGCTGCTTATTCCCTTTATCTCGAATCAGCAGAACAAGACCTTCCTATTGATGTAGCTAGTTTTGATAAAGAGGTAGAACTAAACAAAGAAGATGATCCCTCTTCAAAGTTTAACTCTTACGCTGATATCTTGGTAGCTGAGTCTGAAGATAAGGTTTCAGAAGATATCTGGTTAGCTATGTCAACATCTTCTGAAGAGTGGAGTCCTGCACAAGTAGGTGCAGTCTTTGATAAGTTAGAAGCAGATAAGGAAGCCTACTGGAAAGAGAAGAAAGATGAGCATTTCAGAGATATTACAGAAGCTTATATGGAGCTTGGGGAACAAGGGTTCAAGGCTCCTCCCGTTGAACAGGCTTCTACTCTTGATGATATCCCCTTATCTGCTATACCATATATCCAACACCAAGGGGTGATAGATTATTATGATCTTCAATCCACTAAAGAGTCTCTTATAAAGGATCACCCACTTAGCTTCTATCAAGTAGTTAAAGGTTTACTTCAAGATATCACTCCCATAACGCCTTTCATAAAGAGACATGGCCCTGCTAAAGTCTTAATGGAAGAGTTACAGAAAGACTACCCTGATCTTAAAGCCCCAAAGTTTGGGACTGGGAGGGTCTTATATGCTATCAGAGATTATGCCAACAACTTACCAACCTTTAAAGAACAGAAAGATTTCCTTATCAAGGTATCTAATAAAATAAAAGAAGGTGAGGCTTGGTACAACTCTAGTCAGTGGCAACAGTGGGACTTTAACCATCAGATTCTTGAAGAGAGTGAAAACTGGGCTACAGCTAACAGGTGGTTGGAGAATACAGGTGAAGTCCTTGATGCTTTTATAGTAGGTGGTATATTAAAAGGGGTAGGTAAATCAATTAAACTTGGTCTTATGCCTAAGTTGTTTACAAAAGATATAATCACCAAACCTGTCCAAGCTCTCCATGTAATAAGAACTATTTTAGATGGTGGAGAGAACGCTGAACTGTTCATAAAAGCTACAGGTTTAGATCAGGAAACTATTCTAAAATATCTCCTACCTGATATTAAGAATGTAGATAAACAAGTACCACCTGATGTAACTAATCTTCTTGCAAGGTTAGCTCACAACGAAGCAGCCCTAGAGATTCTAAAAGAGGCGCAAAAGAAAGGCGGTATCTTTCAGGAAGAAGTTTATCAAGCTGTAGCAGAAAGACTTGTTAAGGAAGCCCCTGTTATTGGTAAGCTAGATGAGGGTGGGTTCCAGTTAAACAGGACTATCCTTGACATAGATTATAATAAGGGTGAAATCAAGTATAATGGATATGTAGGTAAAGCTTTAGGCACTGAGGGGTTTAAAAACGAAGGTGCTGCTAGAATGTTTGGTAGTTTTCAAGATACTTTTGGTAAAGAAGGTAAGGATTGGTTTATTGAAGAGTTAGTTACAGGTAACTGGTATATCAAGAAATCTTTTACTAGGGCTATCCTACCTGAAGATGTTGCACCTATCTCAGAGAAGATGATTGGTGGTGGTGGTATCTTCTTTGGTAAATACTCTCATTTCTTTATGGATATAAATGCCCTTCGTAAGGGTACAGAGGGGATGGATATCTCAGCAGGGTGGGCAGGAGCTGAAGGTAAAGCACAGTTCATCCAAGATAGATTTGAAGCTATTCTTAAACCTCTTGATAGGGTGAAAGGTAAAGCTAAACAAGCTCAAGTCACAGAAGTATTAAAGAGATGGGAAGAGGGTAGGTATGTAGATTGGAATGAGGTTTCTCATCTTGATGATGCACAGAAGGAAGCAGTGTATGCTATTAGAGATGCTTCAGATTTACAATACATTCTAAACAACAGTATCCTTAGAGGTGATCTTGTCAAGGGTGGAGTGAAAGAGATCAGGAATACTAAAACTGGTCTAGTTGTTCTTGCTACTCCAATTAAGAAAGCAAGTGGGGTTAAGATAAAAAATGGTGATGGAACAGTATCTGTCTTTGATAGTAGAAAGTATGGTAAACCTGTTAATGGAAAGAAGGAGTTTGTAGAGGGTTTAGAGCCTGTATCTCGAATGAGTATGGAGGAGGTAAAGGAACTGTATAAAGAGGGCTTCTCTTTAGCAAGGGTATCTAAAGGTTTAGGGCAAGGTAAAGCCCCTTATATCCTTGTTAAGTCTTCTGATGGCGTTAGAGTTAAAGAGTTGCCACCTTTTGTACTGAACTACATACAAGGTTCTATTACTCGTAGATACAAGGACAACTGGTTTGTTAAGATGGAAGAGTTTGATCCTGATAAACAGAAGTTTGTAGAGATTGAGACCTTATCTAGTCATAAAATGAGAGGGCAAGCTGCCCTTGAGGCTAAGAAACTAAATAGTGCAAATAAAGATTCTAATATAAAGTATATCCATAGGGAAGACATGAATATTAGATTAGCTGAAGGCTTATCTGAAGCTCGTAACTCATACCTAAAGAACACTGGTAGGTTATACTTCTCTAAAAGGAAAGAGGTGCAGTTAAAGAACTCAGTCACCCAAGACCCTTATGAGTCTATCACTTCCTCTATCTTTGGTATTAGTAGGAAGGTAGGTATTCAACCCATGACTCAGAAAGAAAAAGCTAGGTGGATAGTATCATGGGGTAAAAGGTGGGGGATGAAAGAGTTCCCTGTCACCTATCACCAGCTTCTATCTAAATTAGAAGGGGCTGTTAGTTTATCTGACCCTGTAGTAAAAAAAGCTATAGCTGATTGGGCTATGATTAAACATACAGAGGAGATTGCAGATCCCTTTACTTTCAGAGTGAATAGGATTATAGAGAATATAGGTAACTCTTTATTTGACAAGGGGTGGAAGAGGACAGGTGAGTTTGTAGTAGATCACCATACAGCTTTTGAATCTGCTTGGTCAACAGCTAAGACTATTAACTTTATGAGATTCCTTGCTACTGCTCCTGTTAGACAGTTCTTTTTACAGGGCGCACAACCTTCTATCTTAGTTGCTATGGATCCAAAGTATATGCTTAGTGGTGGAGCTTTCAGGGACAATGTAGCTATCTGGTCTGTATTTAGGGCTATTGAGAGAGGAGAAGATGTTAAAGATATGAGTAAGGTACTCAGTAATGTAAGTACCTACACTCCTGAAGAGATAAAGATAATGGGTGAAGCTTTCTACCAGACTGGTATTAAGCAAGGTGTATTCAAAAACTCAACTGTTACATCTCATATGAAGCTATCACAAGTACAAGCTTGGGGTGATAGTACAATTAAGAAGGGGGTGAAAGGTGTTTCAAATGTTGTCACTTTTTTACCAAGGTTAGGGGCTAAAGGCTTTGAAGCTGGTGAGATGGCTAACATGACTACTAACTGGTTACTTGCAATTAGAAGATACATGGGGGAGAATCCTAATCTTACTATCAAAGAGATATTCAAAGGTGAGAAAGCAGAAATCCACAAGACTAAGATTATGGGTATCACTCGTGGTATCGGTCTGAACATGACTGAGATGGGGGCTATGGGGTGGCAAAAGGGAGCCTTCTCTTTAGCTACTCAGTTTCAAGCTATTAACGCTAAGACCCTCCTTGCTATGACAGGTAGGAACCAGTATATACAAGGTGCTAACCTCTTGAAACTATGGGGAGCTATGGTGGTAGAATATGGGGCGCATGGGATTGGTGTTGGTAAACAAGTTAATAAGTTGATTGACTCTTATGAAGAACAACATGGGGAAGTATCCTCCGAGGTAAGATCGGTTCTTGTGGGTGGTCTTACTGACTTAATGTTCTTTACCTTAACAGGTGTTAATGCAGAGATGGCTAAAGCTTTCTCTCCATCTGGAGGCATGTGGTTTATGAATGATATGCTTCGGGATGCAATAGGTACAGGCGAGTATGGGGATAAATCTTTCCTTCAGATATTAGCTGGCCCAACAGGACAAACCGCTAGTGATGTTTATAACCTAAGAGGGGCTTTCCTTTATGGTATGAACCCTAACAACTGGAAGGGTGATGGAGGTATGGAGTCTGTAGTATGGGAGTTCTTAGATTTTGTACCACAATTGAAAAGGATTGACCAGTATAGATTTGCAATGAAGAATGATAACTGGATCAGACAGTACGGATCTGATAAGCTACAACTCTCATGGAAAGAGTTTATGGTCAATGTTTTTTTAGGGATCAAGACTTATGACCAAAGTTTACTTGATAGAGTGAAACGATCTACCAAAGAAATAGAAACAGATTTTAGAGATGCAGTTAATATGTTTATAGATAGACAGAATAGGATAGTGAAAGAGAATATTATAGATGGAAAGTTAGTAGGTTCTCCTTCTCGTTTTGCTACTATCCTTGCTAACTCTAATAAATTCTTAGCAACTTTTGAGGATGACCCTAAGACAAGAGAAGTGATATGGGGTATGATCTGGAGGAAAGCTAAGAATGAACCTGATAACTGGTTAAACTATCTTGGCTACAATGCTATGAAAAATAGGTATGGGAGTTATTCGGATTATGTTTTAGATATAACTAATAGACTGAGAAAGCAAGGTGTATCAGAGGATGAAATAAAAGAACTAGAAGGTATTATAGAGGAGAAATAAGATGGGTTTATTTGATTTCAAAGTACCAGAACCTGAACTAGTGGGGAGGCAGATGCCTTCAAGACCAGTAGATTTAGAGGCAGATGCTAATCTGTTAAAACAGGTGGGCGGTTTAGGTATTGAAGCATGGGGTGCTAAGACAGCCGTAGATATGGGTGAAGATTTAGTAGCTCTTGACCAGCCCCACCAAGAAGAGTTAGATAAAATCATGAAGAGTTTCAGTAATAAACTTATTGGTGTTGAAGAGATGAAGAAACAAACAGGAATATCTTCAACTAAATATAACATCCAAAGAAACAAAATCATTAGAGAATATAAAACTAACTATCCCGGCTTCACAGAAGAGTTTAATAAGATCATAGCCTCTACAGCTCCTATTGGCTCTTCTAGTTCCTTTAGTGAGGGTGGTAGTATGGGAAAAATCTATGAGCATGATATAGAATATCATGAAGCCATCAGAGATCAAACCTATGAAAGAGTTGCAGAGATGGCTAAAGGTTTAAAATGGGAACTACCTGCTGGATCTAAAGATGAACAGATTGAGTGGTTCAAGGCATCACTTGAAGCAGCTAACACCTATTTCTTATCAGCGAAAACCTATGTTCAAAGGATTAATTCAGGGAGTTTATTACCTTATGAAGAAGCAAAAACTATTAGAGATTGGGACGGTATAGCTGCTCATACTATTGAAGCAGAGTTTGTGGAATATATTAAAGAGAAATTCCCTGAGTTTGAAGGGGAGTCTGTCCAAGATATACATTTTGATGATAGACCAGAAGCGTTAGAACATTGGAATATATTTTCTGCTAGTTATGTGAACGAGAATATAGGTTCAATGAGACATCACTCTCCTAAAGATTTGTATGGAACTGGTGGTCTCTTAAAAGGATTAGAAGGGGTAAATCATAAAATAAAACAAACCCTATCTACTGGTATAGATGAAGAAGATAAGACACGGAAGAGGGATAGGTTTTTTAAGGCAAAGTTAATTGATAAGTTAAGAGAGTCTGGTGATCCAGCTATTAAAGCTTACTTAGATGCTGATACTTTTGCTAGTGTATTCAGTAGTTCTGGTGAAGAGTTAGCAGCGTTGTTTATGGAACAGGGTCAGATTGGAGTAGATGTTTTAAGGAAAGCTCTTGATAATAAAGGGGTGACTGAATACTTAGATTATATCCGTTCATCTGGAAGACTTGGGGAAGAAGATGAAAGTGTTTTAGCTACTGATGTAGTTAATGTGATCTCTGGTATTACCTTGAAGATAGACAGAGATCTAGATGATGAGTTTAAGGTGGGTAGATATATAGATGCTGTGAAAGGTGGTATGGATATTATGACATCCACAAAGGGAGATTTACCCCCTGAGACTGTCTTAAACTTCTATGACATACCACCTACTGTTAAAGATAAGTTACGGGAAGATCACCCAGATATATATAACGAGTTACAGGTTAATGCAAACTCTTCCTTGAGTATGGTGTCTGGTAGATTAGCTGAAAACTTAGATAGGTTATTTGATCCAAAGACTATGGATTACTCTCCCCCTACCTCAGTTAATAACTACCAAGCTTCTGTTTTTTGGAAGGATGGGGTAGTAACTGAAGAAGGTTTTGATATAGGATTAGGTAAGGGATTAGGTATAGAGAAGGTTGGAAGAAAGGTAACAACTGATAGACCTTCTACTGAATTTAAAAGACTTGAAAAGGTATTAGCTTTTAAGAATAAACTAGATCACCTCTTAGTTAAATGGAAAGAATCTTTAGGTGAAGCAGGAGATGTAAAGGCTTTCTGGAATACAAGAAATAGGTTAGATATTACAGACTATGTAGCTAATACTGTTGAGACAGAGGAAGAACCACCTAAAAAAAAATCTAAAATTACAGGGATAGGAGCTGAGGTAACAGAGGATCTCGCTACTGGATTGAAACAAGCACCACAAGATATAGCTACAGGTGTAAAAGGTTTCACTAAATCTATTGGAGAACTGAAAGATAGGATGGATGAGGCTGTCAAAGGTTCTATGAAAAATAAACTTGACAAAGGTATTATAGGTATTGAGTCTCTCTATGATATGATAGTACCTGATGCAGAAGGTGGAGAGCTTCCTCTGGTTGAGCAGTTGAAGATTGAGGGATCGGCTATTGTTGGTCAGGAACCAGACGCTGAGACGATTGTTAAAATTGCAGGTGCAAAAAATCCAGCAGATGTAGCGTTCTCATATTTAGGGCTAGACGAAAACACTGAAGAAGGTGCTGATGCGATTAGAGGTTTCTTTAATAATGCAGTTGGTGATTGGAACCCAGACAATCAAAACAATGAAGAGTTTGCAGCTTCTAAATATTGGTGTGCTGTATTTCTCGCACAAGTATTAAAAGACTCTGGTATTGATACTGAGGAAGCATTAGGAGGAAAAGACCCATTTGATCAAATTCGAGCAATACCCTATCTAAAAATTGGTAGTCCTGTTGAGCCAGACCAAATTAAATCAGGCGATATTATGATTAAAATGCACAGCCCAGAAGAACGAGATGAGTTCAACTCAGGTGTGGCACATGTAGGTATCGTTGTTAAGATAAAAGGTAAAGAAGTTTATTTTATTGGTGGCAATACTGGAAACAAGGTAGAGCTGTCTTCATATAATATGGATGAAAAAGATGTTAGGTTTAGGAGGATAAAAGGTGTAACTGATATACCAACAGAAAGCTTACCATCATTACTAAGACTGAGAGCTGGTAAATTTAGTAGGGAGATAAAAAATAAGCTTGTTTCAATGTATAATGATGTAAGACCACTTAGTAAACCACCCCTTGAAGATACCAAGAAGGTAGCTAAAGGGATTGCTGAGGAGATAGGAGAAGATGAAGGCGTTGTCCAGAAGATATTAGATTTTCTCCTACCTAATGCCGAAGCAGGTACTCTGTCTGCCTTAAAAGCCCTTACTAAGGTTAATAAAGGAAGGGAGGCAGCCGATATTTTAAAAGGGTTATCTGGGGAAATAAAAATTGCAAATAAAACTTCTCGGAACATGGGGGCTGTAGGGGCAAAAGCTATTACACCTAAATATATTGAGAAAACCATATCAAAAGATAAATCAATTCTTGACTTTGGGGCTGGTAAAGATGCAGCTCATGCAGAACAATTAAAAAAGAAAGGATATGATGTGACAGCTTATGAGTTTGGTGATAATATTAACCCTGAACTCCATGATATTAATGCACTAAGCAAAAAGTATGATGTTGTATATGCTTCTAATGTTATTAATACACAAGGTTCTGAAAGAATGTTAAATGCTACACTCGAACAGATAAGCAGTTCAATGGATGAAGGTGGAAAGGTTATACTTAATTTCCCACTAAGCCCAAGGAAAGGGGCTTGGTTGTTCCAGAAAGGTAGCTCTTTAGAACAAAAGAAACTTGATATAGATAATCTTGAACAAGTTTTAGGTAAGTATTTTAAGAACATTAAAAGAATTGGGGGAGGAAAGTATGATCCTCTTTATGAACTAAGCAGATAAGAGATAAAAGAACCCCATATATAGATGGCTTTATATATGGGGTTTCTCTTTTTAATCTACACCTCTCAAGACCATATCATATTCTATATCCTCAAGAGTCCAAGGGTTAGCTATAATATCTTCAGATCCTCCACACCTATCACACACCATCTTAGATAAGGGAACCTGAGTATTAAGCCAAGTGAACTTACATAAACCACAGTAGTATTTATATACCCCCTCTCCATTAGTCACCACTAAAATCACTCCCTCTTTGGTAGCTATCTCTTTCCCAACAGTCACCTTTTAACTGGAAGGAACAGGTTGATACTTGTCTCTTTACTACACCATCACATAGTCCACATAACCCCTTGGTGGGTTCGTTCCGTTTATCAACAGGTAGAGATCTCTCAAAGGTATCACCACAACCTTCACATCTATATTCATATAACATTTCCTACCTCATACATAGAGATTAACTTTTCAAGATACCATTTAGCTTTCTTAAGATCCTCAGATCCATTCTTGAACCTATACCTAGTGATATATTTAATAACATTACCCTCTAAGTAATTCATATCGTGGTCTAGAATATAATCTATAGGTTCTATTGCACCTGTTGTATAATGTGATGGGTGGTTTATAGTACAGTTATTCTTCATCTACCCAACCTCCATGCAAAATACAGCTTTGAACTGTAACATAGTATCCATAGGGATAGTTATCCCTGTTATCCATTTTAGGACATGAACATTTAGGTACTTCCCAAAACTTAATATAGTTATCATCAAGTGGGAAACCCCATAATTCTTGTAATCTCCTTTCGTTATCTATGAACAAGGAGTAAAGGTCTCTTAGCTTCCAGTGATCTTCTTCCTCTTCCATAGCTTTAAAGATACCATCCCTATACTCGTGAAGCTCATTAATCTCTTTCTCATTCTCTTCACTTACACCCATTTCAGCTAACATCTTTTGATTAGCTACCATTCTATCCTCCCTTACTATATTTCGCAAGCACCACCAGAACAGGCAAACTCTCGTTTAGTGTCTGTATTATCTTCTTGTTCATAAGCTGTAAGGCTTTCCCATGTAATAGAGAAGGGAAAGCTATCACTCATACTTTGATACTCATCTTCTGTAATAGGTACATAGGGAGAGTTCTCAAGTACATGGTCAGAGAAAGGGAAGAAAGATATACCAGATATATCATCCCAATTATTCCAAACCCAATTAGTGATACCAATAAACTCATCATCATTATAATAAATTGTTTGGCTAGGTTTATGTTCACACCAACAAGAGTTATATATCTGCCACAACCTGAGTTGCTCCATAGCACCAAGGTTTTCCTGAAGCTTTGCCTTATCCGGTGATTTACTAGGGAACTTAAAGTAATAGACATCGTTATCCTCTGTGAAAGGTACACCTTGATCTATCATCAACTGAGCTAGGGGATCTTTCTTATCATTCTGTACGGTACGAGTATAGTATGGATAGATTCTAGGATGGATACCAGATGAAGAGTTAACTAATTGACTGACAGTACCGCTAGGTTTTATACAAGTGATAGCAGTAGCAGGATTAATATCTAACTTCCTAGCCCACACCTTGTTGGTCTTAATAGCTACATCTTTCATATCCTTCAGGTATTGTCTAAGCTTCATTTCCCCCTTATCACCTCTAAGTACAGGGTGATCCATGATACCAGTAAGTGACACACCGAGTAAAGACTCCTCTTCTGTATTAACCTTCCACTTTCTCCTTAACCCTTTGAAATTTGTAAGAGTAGCTTGGAAAGTACCAAGGATGGTAGCCTTCTTAACCTTCTCTTTAAGAACCTCAAGCGTATCTTCATATCTAACAACCACCTCTGTTAAGTTACAAAACTGAGCTGACCTGAGTATAATCTCTGAGCAAGGGTTGCATCCAAAATCATAGCAGGTATCTCTCCTACCTGACCTATTAGCCTGTTTGGTAGCAGCTACCCTATTAAAAATACCACGCTCCCCTGACTTAGAATCATACAAGGTCTTCATTTCTTTTAGGAAAGAAGTTATATCTGGTTTCTCTTGATAAGCAACTGAGTTATTAGAGAAGCTCCGTTCCTCTCTTTCGTTCCACCATTGCCCAAACTTAGCCTTCCTCATACGGTGATCTGATAAGTCAGATAAGGAAAGGAGTGCTGATCTCCTGACCCCACCAACTATAATAGTCTTAGCTATCATACACATCAGATCATGGCACTCAAGAGATGTTAACCCCCTACCTGTAGCACCTTTGAAAGTTCTGATACAATAATCAAAAAGACCCCGAAGAGGATCGGGCCCAGAAGCACGACCACCAAAAGTGTGGAGTCTAGCTCCTGCTGGTCTGATTTTTGAATAGTCAATTTGGGGCTTTTGCCCTGCCCATAGTAAGGAAAGCAGAGTTCTGAAAGCTTTTTGCCAACCCTCTTTACTGTCTGCCACAACGATTGTGCTTTCATCTTTGATAATCTCATCAGGTACATCAGGTAACTTTTTAACATACTCCTCCTCCACAGAGAACCCTATACCAGTACCGTGCATAAGAATATATAAGGTCTCATCAAATGCTCTAGGGTGATCTACTGCTACATAAGCACAGTTATACCCAGCTATGTTGTTCTGTTTAAGTGCCTTACCAGCAGTCATCATACACCGCATAGAAGGCATAACCTCCATATCTTTAATAGCTTTGTTAATGTATTTAGGGAGTGAGGGGAAGTAGTTAGTGAATCTGCTTACTGTCTCCTCCCAAGTCTCTCTTCTCCCTAACTCAGGTATCCACTTTGCATACCTGCTGATATGAATATACTTCTGGTAATCATCCATTCTATTTCACCTTATGATAACATATCAAGACTAACTTTACGGTCATACAAGAACTCATATAGTTTTTCCCTAACCTCAAGTATCTCAATACTTTCCTTATCTTTGTACTTGTATTCAGCCCTTAACCATAGGTCAAAGTCAAAGATAGCAAAGTAAAAATCTCTAGCCCTGAGTATAAACTCCATATCTTCTTTTCCATAATCTCCACCCTCATCATTAAACTCTATAATATATTTCATCCTCTCCTACCTCCCTGTGGAACCGAACCCACCAGTTCCTCTATCCGAATCATCCAGTTCATATACATCTCTTAAGACAATGATAGGTTGTTCAATGATTAACATCTGAGCTATACGATCACCACGCCTGATAGGATGAAAATCATAATGATAGACAGACCCTGAGTTTAGGTTATTAAGTAACACCTTAACCTCACCCCTATAATCTGAATCAACTACCCCTGCTCCTACCTCTAACCCTTTTAAGGCGAGAGAAGACCTACTCTTGATAACACCTACATGCTTAGGTGGAATAGCTAACTTAATACCAGTCTTAATAAGCTTACTAGATCCAGGGTACACATCTACATCTTCTGTAGAGTATAGATCAAACCCACCACTACCCTCTGTCTGATAGGTGGGGATAGGCAACCCATCATCTAGCTGTTCCACATCAACAAAAATCATCTTCTAACTCCTCCTCTTCAAATTTACTTAGATTATATATAACCTTATCTTCAAAAGCCTCTAACAACTCATAAGCTTCTATCTCTAATATCTCCACTAACTCCACTGCATCATGGTACTCACTCAACCTCTTGATTGTATTCTTTAACAAGACACTATCAACTATCATATCGCCTCCTCAAATAATCTATATGAAGAAACTCAGGTTCTGCTTGTCCCATCTCTACATCATGTAGGTAGATGAGACCACGCCAAAACCTATTGTTCTCTTTAGTGTAGTGTTCATCATAATCAAAATAACAACCAGTACATAACCCGAAGATGTTCCTACCTAGGGCATTAGTAGTCTCCCAAAAACTACGCATATGGCTATGTCCTACAACACAAGAAGTAAAGTTCTTCTTAACTAAAGATGCTGCATGGTTCTCACCCCCTATAGGTCTTCCCATTATGCCGGAAGTAAAGTAGTGTTTAAACACTATACCTTCATACTCGTAAGGATCAAGGAAAGGTATAACCTCCCACCCATACTCTTCATATTGTAGGTCATCAATAGATAAGTGACCATGTAACCTTGGATCTTCTTCAGAAGCCCTGATAATCCTATGCTCATGGTTTCCTAAACAGATAACCTTCTTAGGGTTATATTTTTTCTTCTTCCACACTCCACGCTTCTTGTTATAATCATCTATAGGTTTATTAAATCTCTGTGTAGCATCAATAGCTGAAGCTATATCGTCCCCATATCTCCTACCTTCTGCCTGTACCTTACCTACATCATAGGAAGATAGGGAGTGCATACTAGCCCTATCTCCTAAATCAATGATAAGATCAGGTTTCCTGTGAAGGGCGAACTTACCAGCCCATTCCATCCTATCATTGTTATGTTCAGGTGTAGCATGGCAATCAGGTATGATTAAAACTTCTTTCATATCTTAAGCCACCTCCCTTAACCCACAAGGTTTATCTTCATCGCACCTACCAAGGTACTCACAGTGGGGTTGGAGATGATTACATAGTGCAGGGTCAACCTTCTTTAACTCCTTCTCTATCTTTTTAAACACCATGATAGTATCAGTATGGCTAAGGAAACACAACCTCTTCCAAGACATCTGGATAAGAGACATAGCGTTAACTAACATAGAGTGGTTAACTGGTGTATATCTATTCTCTTTACCTGTACCACCTCTATCATCCCTCTTGCTCTGGACGAAGTGCGTGACACCTACATGGTGACGGCATAGATGGGTAGATACAAATGAAGGGATACCTCTCAGCTCAACCCAGAATAACTGAGTATAGATAGGGCTATGTTTACAGGTGTATATCCGATCAAGGGACATCTTAGACCAGACACCTTCAGGCATAGTAGCCTCACAAGCCTGTTGCATTATCCCTTCATCTGTTAATTTAGTTATCTTAACTTTCATTTTGTCCACTCCTCTGGCACTTTCATAAACGCAAACTCAAACCCATTCTTCTCACACCAATCAGAGTACCTGTGCTTGTGCTTAGTTGTTATCCAGTTGTCTTTCATGAACAGCATACGGATATCAAGTTTAGGGTTTGAGTCTCTAACAGCTAACATCTTAGTTCTATTAGGTGCTGTGAACTTCCCCTTAGCTTCTATATAAACCCCATTAGATAGTAGAAAATCAGGTAGGTATTTATGTTTGGTGAATACATCTTTAGCACCGCAAACCCTACACACACCACCTGTTTTCTTCTTCCAATAGCAAAGCTTATGGGGTTCAAACTGAAACTTAACACCCCTTTTCCTAAGATTAGCTGCTATAGACCTTTCAAAATTCGATCTGTATTTATTCCTCAAAGGGTACCCTTAGTAGTTGTTTGGTTTCATTAAAGAACTTTTCCGCATAGTTCCCGAACCTCTGCTTGTATAAGTTAAAGCAATACTCGCTTCTTTCTTTATCAGATAAGAGGGGTAACTTCTTAACATGAGCTGACTTCTCACCTACACCGTATAATCCAAGGATATTATCTGACTTGTCACCTATTATTACCTGTGTCCAGAAGTTGATACTCCCTTGATCTTCATTGATCTTAATCCACTCTTGTTTATTCCAGTTATAGTGCCAACCTACTATCTGTAGTAAATCTTTATCAAGACTACAGATAACTGTTTGATCTGTCTGGTATATCCCTAGTAAATCATCAGCCTCTAAACCTTTCTCACTTCTTGCTTGGTGATAATCTTTCATATATTCACGACAAGCAGATAGGTGGTGGGGTTTTCTTAAACCCTCTCTGTTCCCCTTATATGGTAGGATAGTAGCTATACTATCTCTGATGTTTTCTCTACCAGATAGATATATTTGATAGATAGGTAGATCAGTGTCATTGACAATATTGTCCAAGAACATATTAAGAGAGTGTTCAGTTTTTTCCCATGCTTCTGGTTCATATATTACCTCTATGTTTTTTTCTTTATACCCTGTAGGTAGTTCATGTTTATATGAATACCTTTCCCCTTTATAGCTATAAAACTTACCATCACAGGCAGAGGATACAGCATAAGCTACTATATCCCCATCAATTAAAGCTGTAGTCAGGTTGTCTTTATCCATTCTCTCCTCTTTGTTTTTTCAAGAGCTTCAAGGTGGGGTAACGGTTTGTCAATATTCTTGTGACTCCATAACCAGTTATCTTCTTTTCTCTTTGTCCAACCCTTGCCCCAAAGATAAATACATTCTTCAAGATAGAGACCAAACTCAAACTTCTCTGAGTTGTTAAAATGGAACCTCATCATTAAACTCTGTATCCTCTTCTTCAATCTCAAACTCTAAACCACCACCACCATATGGTATATGTTCAACAACCTGAACAGCTACTAGATCAGCACCGATATAGTCATACTTCTTAGACTTCCATGTTTTATACTGTACTCGAACCTCTGATCCATTACCAATAAGTTCATTAAAAGGTTTTCCTTTTGTATCTACTACAACAGGGGCTTTGTTTTTACCCTCTACCCCTTCTACTCTCCTACTAAACTTGAACCAACCATTCTTGTTTTTAGTAAGACCAGCCTTAAGTAAAGCTTTCTCATCACCATCAGATACCTCAAGATCAATACACCACTGGGGTTGAAATTTAGTATTAGGTGTTTGAACAGATGCCCAATTAGCTTTTCCAGATACAACACTCATAATAATCTCCCTTTTTTAATTAATAATCTTTTACCTGTTACCTTCTTTCTGTACCTTAGCACCTCCTCTATATCTTCTATATATATAGTATAACTATATTTAGATCGTTTGTCAAGAAAAATAATCTCTTAATGTGTATCAGACCATGTTTCCCCTATCTTCCCCTCAGCTTCTATCTTAACCCTGATCCCCATCTCCTCACCTGTAAGGGTAGCCTCCTTCTCTACCTGTTTCATTACCATGGCTGGAAACATACCACCTTGCACCTCAAACTGTAACTCATCATGGTAAGCTATTACCTGATGAGCTGGTATGTTATTATCCTTGATCCACTCATTACATCTTACCATCCACCTCTTAAAGATAACAGTAGCACCACACTGAAACAAAGAGTTAAGTAGTTTATGTTCTGATCTGATTACTATCTTCCTTTTATCTAACCCAGTAAGGTATCCCTTCTTTTTATACACCTCCTCTACCTTAGCTTTAAGTTCTTTGAGTGCAGGGTTTCCATTCCAAAACATATCTCTTAGCTTACCTCCTTCCTTAACTGGTTTACCAAGGGTATCAGCCAGCTTCTTAGCCCCTGCCCCATACATCAACGCATACAGCCCACCCTTAGCTGTGTTCCTTGTTACTCCCCATAGCCTTGCATTATGTTGGTGAAAATCCCCTTCCAGTACAAGCTCTGCTAATTCCTTACCACCCTTAAAAGGTAAGGAATAATGGCACATCACCCTTGCTTCTATGCCCGACAAATCAATACCGACAAGTTGACTATCAGGTGGTGAAGAGAAGAGCGATCTTAACTCCTCACCATACAAAGTGCTTGGTCTTGGTAGGTTACAGACGGATCTTTGATGCCGATACCTACCTGTCGGAGTACCACAAGTAACAGCCTCAGCAGGTACTCTTCCATCCTCTCTACAGGTAGCAATCATCCCCTTTGATTCATCCTTCTCATTCTTTACTATTCTCCTCCTATGGCTAATGATTTGTCTTTCAGCTATCAGCTTACCAGTATCTCCTTTAATTGTATTGAAGCTATCCTCTGTTAACTTAGGACTTGTCCTTCTCCAAGAACCATCCTGTTCCCTTACTACATTCCAATCTGTAGGTTTCCACCCTTCAGATAAGAGGTACTCTTTTAGTTTATGGGTTGAGTTAAGGTTAAATTTCTTAGGTTCTACCCTTGTAAACACCCCTTTAATTTTTGGTGTATCAAAACCCTTGAACCAATCCCTTACCGATTTACTAAGTTCTCCGTTCTTCTTATATGGTTTCTTAATAGGTACTGAGAAGGGGTTGTGGTACACAGAAGGTAACACTTTATATAGACTGTTGTCTATCTCCTTCCTTTTACTATCCAACTCTTTAACTAACCCTTCAGCTTTCTCCTTATCAAACCATACACCCCACTCTTCCTGTTCTTGGTGAATCTTAGCTACCTTATGCTCAAGCTCTATAGCCTCACCCCACCCCTTAATATCTCCTACTATTTTATTAAATAATTTAAGGTTGATCTTAACATCTTCCTCACACCTGTTCAAGATAGAGATATTAAACTCAGACCAATCATGAATCTCTGGTTTCTTAGTACCTAATCTCTCACCCCAAACCTCAAGACTATGGCTACCTATATCAGGATACATTAACCTTGAACAGATAAGGGTATCAAGAACTATCCCTTGATACTCCCTACCTGTCAGCTTCTTAATAAGTGGAAGATCATAACCTATGATATTGTGACCTGCTAAACCATCTTGATCCATTAGATAATCAACACCCCACCTGATATTAGTAGTCCACCCATACAAGTCTGTATCGGTATTGTACCAGCAGATAAGGTGTATCTTAGTAGCCTTATCTAATAACCCATCAGCTTCAATATCAAATATTAACATCTTTTCATATCCAATCAACAGTAGTTTTTAGATCTGTCAACTTTCTCACCACCTCAATACAGTGATCTACACTGTTACACTTCAACACCCAATCCTCTATTAATAACTCAAACATATATCCCCCAACCTGTTGTACCTTATCCCAATCCCAAGAAATATGAAGCTCAACAATATGTCCCCTTAACTTATTACATAATACCAATTCATCTTCCAACTCTTTTAGGTTTACCATAACCATTCTAAAATCCTCTCTATTGTGTGATTGATTAGCTTCCCTTACCTACCCCTTACCTCTTACCTTATCGTTCCATAGCGTGCTTGTATGGAGCTAATAAGATATATCTTAGAAGTCTCCCTTGCCTGTTCCAAGCTCAAGCTCTTCAAGAGTACCTGATTCTTTATTGAAGAACAGTTCGAGAGTCCCTGTTTCACCTGACAACCTATTCTTTATTATCCGTAAGGTTACAGTGTTTCGATCCACTTCATCTTCAGCCTGTTGATCTCTCTCAAGTCCCCACATATCAGTTGACCACCGCCATAAAGCCCTACTACCAGTGAACTGACCACCTAATACCTTTGCCCCTGTAGCGTGATCTATATTAACTCCCTTTGGATTATTAAGATGGGATACAAGAAAGATGGTGATATCAAGAGAGATGACAAGGGTAGATATATCAGCCATGATTTTATTTAATAGATCATTAGCTTCAGAGCTGGATAAGTGAGCTGTTAAGGCAGTCATAGGATCAATAAATATCCACTTAATATTCTCACTTGCCATGTATCTTATAATATTAACTATATCCCCCCACTTTTTAAACCCTTGACTGTCATATAAAGATATATGAGGCGCAACTTGGTTAAGAACTTCTTGTACCTCATCTTTATTATAGATGGTGTCAGGTAAATGAAGTCTTTTGTTTACTATACCCCCTATTAGTTTCTTCATTGTAAGAGCAGGGGATTCTTCGAGGCTGAAAATACCTACCTTTTCCTTGTGTTCAAAGATAAGGTGTTTAATTATCTCATTGATAAAGCAAGACTTACCAGCCCCAGGACCTGCCCCTATAGATATAATTTGCTGTGTTCTAAGTCCGTATGTTAACCTGTTCAAATCTTTAAATTTATAATCAAGTCCACTTTCTATTGGTTCAAGTACCCTCTCTTCCAGATCAAAGCCAGATACTATACCACTTGGTTTATAATCTCTTGCAGACCAGAAGGCAGATAAAAACTGTCTCTCCTTACCTTGTTGGTGCATGTCATTAACATCTTTCAGGGGTAGATGAATACGCTTTACTCCATCATATCCTAATAACTTAATAGTCTTCTCTGTTATTAAATCACCTGCCTTATCCATGTCAAAGCAAAGCAATACCTCTTCATGGCTCTTGATGAACTCTATGTTGTCTTGAATAGATGCTATATCACCAGTACCATTGTTTAGGGATACCACCGAGTGAGACCAAGTAGGGTACTTATCATTTAATATCTGATAAGCTGACATACAAGATAAGTGATCCTCACAAATAACTAACTTCTTACCTGATACTGATAGGTCTTGACCAAACAACTGTCTCTTCTGTTTGGTGTTACCTATATTTATAAACCTCTTATTGTTTATATCTCTTCTATGATAACCCACCTGATTACCCATGTTATCTTTAATGGGGAAGAACATAAACTCAGGGCTTCCATCTGTTTCTGAATAGGTTTCCCTACAACCATATCTCTCATAAACATCAGGGTTGATACCCCTATATTTATGCTTGACTTTATAACTCTCAATAGAATATTCCTCCTCTTGCTCACTCATAACCCCCCTTTCCTGTTCCTGTTCTTGTTTTTGTTTATCAACCGGCACACTAAAAGAACATCTTGTGCAAAACCACTGGTTGCCATCTTCCATCAGGAACAGGTGGTCTCCAGTTCGATCCCTTCCATTCTTCCTGCATGATGGGCAAGGTTTGTTCTTCATTATAGATATGATCCTCCATGTTTTGTTTCAAGTCCTTATTTATATAGTATAACACCTCTCTTGTACTTTGTAAACACAAAAAACAATAATCTTGGGTAGGTTTCTTCCTCTTACCGCAGTAACAGTGGAATGTAGGGTTATATTTTTTTCTCATCATGGAGCCCCCCTAATAATCAATAAGATATTCTTCCATCTCAAGCTCTGTCCCTATCTCTTGTAGATACCCATCTGCTATCCCCCAATATGTACCTGTTTCATAATCAAGATGGGGATCTAAATACCCCATAGATATTAGTTTGTCTATAATAGCTGCATGTTTCAATTCCTCTTCATATTCTTGTGTAAGGTGTTGGTCAGTTTCTATACTTGATACACAAGGAAAACTACCATCTAATAAAGTTTTCATATTTTTACCTCCCTTACGGCACGGACACAGTGGGAGTAGTCCTTATAACCGTAAAGCACATAGCCATTAAGGAAATATACGAGCCACACACTTTCATTTTCGTAAGCATAGGTAGTAGATGACCAATAATAGGAACTCTCAAGAAACCCCTTTACATGTGTTGCTGGGTTATACTCAGAATAATCTATTACACTAAATAGCTCTTCAATAGTTGGAAGCCTCCAACCGTCTCCTAAAGATTCACAATACTTAAGGGCTTCATCCCAAGTAACATCTTCCATTGTGTCTTTGTGCCATTCAAGTTTCATGTTTTTACCTCCCTTACATCTCTTGTTTAATTGCAGTTACATAACTCTCAAGGGTTGTACCTGTCACCCCTGATGCTGTATTAGCTTCAAGAAAATACAACCTACCAGATTCTACCTCTAACATATCCAAGGAACAAAAGTCAAGGTTTAATTTACAGGCTATATCAACACACCTTTGGTGCTGATCCTCTGTTATATTCACCCCTTCTCTTGCAAAGATATATCCGTTCTTATAGTTTCTGATCTTCTTGTTTAAGGTTATCCCCTCCTCTTCTCTTCTTCTTGGATTCATCTTTCTTTTTTCCTGTAAGTCAATCACATTTCCCCTGAACACATGAACCCTTATTTCTCTTTTAATATTTGGTGGTTCAATAGTATATAGTGGACTGTTTACAAGCTCTCCTATATCTTCAGCTACCACTATACCTTGTCCTTGTTTACCAGTTAATCTTTGTCTGCAATAAACTGTTTCCCCTTGTTCAATAGCTCTTTGCGCCCCCTGTATAGTTCGGAGATAAGGTACTTGCCAACCGAAAGGCAAAGCCATAAAGCTAAAGAGTTTATTTGTAGCTATCCTTACTGAACTTGGTTTGTTTAAGATACTTTGATCATCCCATGAAGGGCAAGTTGAGTTACCCCAATTAATTATTAGGTGATCTCTCTTTGGTCTATAGTTCTTATCAGGATAAACCCTCAAGGTTTGAACCCCCTCCTCTCTTAGTCTCTTTGCAAGTACCCTTGAACTCTTACTGGACATCTTGTACGGATATAATCTAACTTTCTTTCTCATACCTCCTCCTATAAGCAGGTTGTAAATTCATAGTAGTCTGAATAACTACTGTTTAATTGCTTGTTTATTTCTATGACTGTAGAATCTCCCTTAACAGTCTTGAAACATGCATCACAACAAATAAAGGGTTCGTCATCTAAGAATATATCTTTTGCTTTATTCGCTCTGACTGTTCCATTACACCAATCACAGACCTCATATATCTCATAATAAGGGGTAGATTTTGGTGTCTTAACTGGTACTACCTTTTCATTCTTCGTGTTCCATTGAAAATCTTGCCACTTATAATTATTTTTAGCAGGTGGAGTTATAGCTACAGGTGGAAGGTAAGATTTGTTACTGTACCAGTTATCACCATCCCATTCACCTTTATCAGGGTTGCATATCCTTATCTGATTCTTACTATCAAGGAACGCTAACTTGCTATACCCTATAAAACTACCCATCATTTTTAAGATAGATGGGTTTAAGTAGAAGTTATTGGGAAGTCCATGTAATACCTGTTCAATGAAGTGCCTTGTATCTGATTTACTCTTGTCCTTATCAGTCTTTACATTGTGAATAATACCATTATGTATCATACATAGGTTGTTATTAATCTGGAAAGGGTGGCAGTTATCAATATCAATCTTTCCATGGGTTTTAATCCTAAAGTGAATAAGAAAATTAGAGCTTGGATTTTCTTTTTCTGCTGTTCTTAGTGCCTTATAAAAGGGAGTAAAGTGAAGATACTTCTCTATTTTAATCCTCCCTTTCTCTATATAAGCAAAGCCTGCTGAATCAGGATTAGCATCATAGCAAAGTTTTAATCTTTTCTTTGTGATATGTTTTCCTATTGGTTTCTTTACGATTGCAATACACATAGTGCTACACCTCCTTGAGTTGTTGTTTAATCTTTCTTCTACCATCATTCCAGAACTTATATATCTCTGGATATTTCTTCTTGTTATCTCTTAAAAATTTATCATAGCTTTCAATATCTCCTGAATCTTTCAGTCCTATGTTTGTTGTATAATCTAATACAGAATCAAGAAAGGTAAGGTTCTTTAATATTTCAAAATGAGACCTTGGTTGACGAAACATTCTTACCTCAACAGTTGCTTTATTCTGAAGATTGATTCTCTGATACCTTGAAGATTGCCACCCCCTTTTTTCTTCTCTAATTTGCAGTGCTATTTTTTTATTTTTATGACAATATGTAGTGTCTCTTCTACCTGCTACCCTATACAAGATGTCATCATTAGAGCAGATAAGGTTAGTAAATTTGTATAGGTGAAGAGACGAAACAAACCTACCTCTATCAACATGAATATGCATACCACAAAATTTTGAATACCTAATAAATTTACTATCTGTAATTCTTTTAGAGATTTTTTTGTTCTTTTCCCTCCAATGTTCAATAGATAAAGGGGGAAATACAACCTCAAAACCACCCTGTGGTAAACTTCCATCTTTCTTTATGAGTACCTCGTCTTCTGAAAATTCGCTTGCCAATATAGTAGAATTAAAACAATAATGATAACGCTCTCTTCTGGCTATCTCTATTTCAACTCCAAAGTCTCCATTCTGAATTGGGAATACCAACCATTTAGCATTATATACCAAAGGTTCTGATCGTGGCGCACACCTTGAACAAAAATCTCGACCATCGTCTCCTGTATGAGTTAATGGTATGTTACAACAATCACATACCCTTATAAACTTTTTACAGCTTTGACAAATTCCACCTTCTTTCCGTACTTTTACATCTCCACATATCTTGCACATTGGGAAAGCGGAAAAGCAATCTCCACAAAAAGGTTCATGTTCAAGGTAAAAACTATCAAAATGTTTTTCGCCACATTCTCCGCATGATGAAAGAGAAATATAGCAATTTGCACAACAATATCCCCCTTGAAATTTCTCTAAAACTTCCCTTGGTAGGAAAATATCACATCTCATACAGTTTGTACTATCCATTTTTTACTCCTCTTTTTGTGTGGATGTTCCTCGCTTTTTCTACAGTTTTCTTAATAGTAACTGTTACTATTAAAAAAAAACAAAAAATAAAGGGGGATACTGTCCCCCCCCTTTATTAGTTTTTCCAGTGAATCTGGATTAATTCGTTTAACTTTTTACAGTCTGCGTCTTCAATATTTGCTATTATTAGTTTCTGTAGTTTATTAATAAATGATACTTCTTCTTTTATAGCTTGCAAGGCATATTGTTTTATCCATTTCCTGAAACCATCTACAACTTTTACATTGTTCATAATTTCTTTGGATTCAGCAAGCTTTCGGCATGCCGTTAAGCCTAAAGGTCTAACACCGTTTGTGTATTCCTTAACGCTCCAGGCCTCACCCCCGTACCTTATTTTTGCAATTAGAAAAGTTACAGCTTCAGAGCTTGTAAAACCTTCAGGGTAATTGGTTTCGAGATCGGAAAGAAAAGATAAATAAATCTCTCCTCTTTTTGTTTTTGACACTTCTTCATCGTTACCCAATGTTCTTAAGATCGCCATTTGATTTTTGATTTTCATTTTTCTTGCTCCTCTTTTTTTGTGTGGAATATTCCACAGGTTTATAATCTTTTATATATTTTCATGTCATCACACCATCTCTCTACCTTTATCTTTAATACTTCAAAATATATTAAATCATATAATGCTTGCAGGTGATCATCTAATGTAAAACAATCGTCCCAACTAATTACAAGCGAGCCGCTATAGAGCTCTTTTTCGTTTGCTTGTAATTCGTAAATGTAAAATTCACTATCATGTTCAATTTCAATTAATTTCATCTTGTCCTTTATGCTGTTAAACTGGTTTAACAGGTCAGTTGTACCCATTTTTTTCACTCCTCTTTTTTTGTGTGGATATTCCACATGTTTATAATATTTTACATATAAAAAAAACAAAAAATAAAGGGGGAGAAAACTCCCCCCTCTTTATTCATTAGTTAAAAATTCGCAATAATAAAACGATCATCAGTAGAATACACCCTGCCGACAAGGATAACAGTGGTTTCATTTTCAATTTGCTCGATAGTTTGATAATCATTATTATATTGATTCTGAAAATCTTTTAAGTTTTCATATTCTGTGAAGTCGCAACAAATTGCAATAACATCAAGCACTATATCTTTGCCGATGTCGTCGCTTAATTCTTCGAGGTGATCAAATAAAGCCGTTAAGCCGTCATAACTGAAGTTGTCAGGCCTTAACTGTTCAAATGCTCTACGAAAACTGTATTCATTCACTCTGTTTATTATCATTTTTTCCCTTCCTTTTTTTGTGTGGAATATCCACAGGTTTATAATATTTTACATATAAAAAAAAACAAAAAATAAAGGGGGGAGAAAACCCCCCCTTTATTAAATGTTTTTATTATGCTTTTCCAACACTTCTATTTCGATTTGCTCCAAAATATTGTCCCAATACCAATCAACATTTGTTTCCCATGGCATGGGAAGTTTCAGTTTCCCATGCTTTGCCCTGTTCAATCGATATAACATGTCAATTTCTGAATTTAGTAGCGGGATAGAGCAGTTACCTTCCAGTTTTTTTATTTCTTTCTTTAAAACATCTTTAATTTCACTCATCTTTTCACCTTCCTTTTTTTGTGTGGATGTTCCACACTTTTTTTTACGGCACTATTACCCTTTGCCTTTATATACTGCAGAGAGTATGCCAAACCAGACAAAAAAAACAAGATATCTTGTAAAGCCTTATGGCTAAAGGCTTCCAGGCTTATGTTGTTTTTTACCTTATTTTTAGGCTTTGTTAGGCTATGTTATATAACCCAATTTAATAACCCAATTGGGTTGTATAGCCTATTGGATAACTGATTGATGTAGTTTCGGTCTGTGCAGTTGTTAGGTATGGGTTATTTGACACACTTATCCTGAAACCTTGCTATATAAGGTACTGCAGAGACCATGCCAAAGGATATATATATATTTTACTGAGATTAAGTAATGTATAACAAAGTTAGCCAGACCTAATAAAGTTAAATAGGGGTAAGGGGGGTAAGGGCGTCTTTTTATAAGTATTC